ACGCACCAAATCTTATCGTGGGTGCTGTTGGTCTCGATGTCAAGGACTATACGCATACGTTAATCATTTTAACCAAATCTTGCAGATTAAGCAAATACAATCGTGAAGTATTATCATCACCGCCACGAACCTGTCTTGGCATTGTTTTAGCAATGTAATTCCTGAGTATTTTAGTCGGGAATACTAAAGTCATCACAATGTCCTTATCAATAGCAAGGTTATGAAACCAGTACTCTGCTTCGGTGGTGGCGATGCCACTAGGCTTACCACGACTCTCAAACTCAATCGCAATGTTGCCGGTGCATTTCCACATATCTCGCTCTGTCTTAACCTCTATTTTGCTGTGCTGCAGCATATCAGCAACCTTCTGCTCAAAAACCTGTCCGTACTTCAAGTCAATATCAAACCTTTTGTCGTTGTTCATAAGCATAATTTTATCAAGCCTCCTAAGTACATTGCTACCGCCACAAACTCAACGGTGAACAAGGCGTAGTCCTTCTGCTGAACACCTGACCAAGCCCACAACCCGCTACCAATTAATCCAAACCACAGGTTCAGTGGAAATATGTTTAGGCTGGTCAAGCCAATGCCAATCAGACAGAGGATAGTCCCAGCCCACTTCAACGAATCACCTCTGCTGATTTAAGTTCGCCTGTTTCACCGTCAAAACACAGTTTTAAATTAGGCTGTGTTGGTGGGTGTACATCTCCTTCGCTATATATGCGTGCTTTGTAAGCGATATGCTTTGTATAGTAATTTGGCTTTTTCTCAGGTTTGATGCGATATTCATACAAATTATCACGCCATTGAGGGTTTGTTGTAGTTTTCCACTCAGAGTTGACACACCACAGACTTCTACTTTCGATGATTGCTCCATCAGCCCATGCTTTAATTAACTCTGCGTATTTATGTTTTTTCATTTCTTCTTAACCGTTTTCTTCTTGATTACAAGCGGTTCTTCTGCTACTTCTACGGGCATTGGTCGTGGTTCTTCAAACATTGCAGCAAGTAGTTCCTGAATCTCAGGTTCAAGCAATGTGAAAGACTTACCGTTGTTCATGTGGACATCACGGTCAACGATGTAGCTGACGTTCATTGTTTCAATGACGATGTTATTTATCTTAACTAGCATTGGTTTCAATCCTTTTCAGTTCGTGTTCAATCATCTTCTGTGCGTTGCTGAGTGCCTTAATCAGTTGCTGACAATCTTCTACATGGTAATCCGCTACAACATCAGTGCCTAATACTTTGTAAGCCTCTAGCGTATCTCGAATGAGATGCTTGAGTGTAGTTGTGAACTGCACTGGCTCATCGGCATCACCAAAGAAGAAACCGTAGTCCACTGCACCGTTCTCAGCAATCCATACAAAACCGTCTACTTTTACATTCTTACTCATTTTCCTTTACACCTTTCAGTTGCGATACGCTCTAACACTTTTAACTTTTCTTCATCGGTCATCTTGTACCAAGTACTGATTTCCTCTTTGTTTCTACCACAATCGTTGCAACTCATAATTGTGATGTCGTAGGTGCATTTACCAATGCAAGGCGATTTTACCATCTCTGTTTTCCATTTCCAAAAGTTGTTCCAGTTCGGTAAGTGTAGTGGTGGACATTTCCAAACCATATCATTTCTCTTGTGCCTTTCCATCAATATACTTCCAGCCAAGCAGTTCTTCGGTGTTTTTAATATGCGTTGGATTTAGTGGCGCATACACCGCAAACCTTGTAGACCAACCACCTTTTACCTCAGGTGTAATCTGCCAATATCCAATCGGCTCAGGAGATGCCAAAATTGTGTATTGGCTCATATCTCGGTTGATTGTTAAATCGTTACCATTCATTTCTCTTGCGCCTTTCTTAGTATTGCTCTAGCAAATTCAATCCAGCCTTCATTAGAATCAATATGGTTTACAACTGCATTACCTACTGCAATTATTTCCTCATCTGTTAGTTCTTTTACTGGATGGGTATAGAGTGGAATCAAGTCTGTAAAACCCATTTCTACAAAGTAATCTGCACTTCTTGATACATCTCCACCTTGGCTCATCCACGCTACTGGTTCATTGTTCATTTAAGCCTCCGCTAAGAATTTATCAATTGCTACATCAATCTCATTGCCAATCATCCAGCGCCATTCCGACATATCACCATTACAGGCTATAACCGATGGTGCAACAATTTTAGGGTCAATATCCCACGATGCACTCTTTAACCAGCGATAACGCTCGGCATCAGCATAGACTTCGGTGTTATCTTGTATGCGACCCAAGACATCCTTATTCAAGGTGCGTAGCCTGTCAATCTCCAAGCACAGTGCATTGATGTAGTTACGGGTAACAGAGTATTCGTCTGTCTTGGCATACTGCCGTGCTTTTTCTACTAAGTCGTTGTTCATAGTGTTTCCTCTGCTATTTGACAAAATATACCACACTCAATGTTTTGCTCACTTGGATAATGCCCGGCATCTTTAGGCAACTCTGTTAGCCAGATACGCTTACCTTTTTGCTTTAGAATTTTAGCACCTATTTGTTTTTCAAGGGCTGCCATTTTATCAAAGGCTTCAGGAAAATCATTGCGTATCTTATTCCAGTATCCTAAACCGCCTTTTACACAACCAATGCAGTTGTTGTTTTGGTAACCAAGTTTGTACATTGCTGGGAGTTCAATACCAGCTCGTTCAATCATTGCTAAACAATCGGACTTCTTTAGATTTTTCTCTATCAAAATAGACCATAAATTTACATCGTTATTTGCATCAATAAACCTGTCAACTCGGTCTTGTTCTTCAACTGTGTACCCGAACACTTGAATGTCGTTTACTTTTTCAAACTTTTTCCTTACTTCTTTCTTTAGCAATCGAGTACACGGTGCGCCAGCTACACCTACTATATATTTTCCTTTTGTAAAAACTTCATAAATACTTCCGTTGTATTTTTCATTTTGTAAAACTGTAATGGGCTGACCAAACCATTTTTCACAGTCCTTCATAAAGCGCATATTATCAGGATGTTCTTCTTTAACATGACAATAGACTACTTCGACTGGGTATTTACTTTCGTTAATCGCTAATTTAGTTGCAACAGCACTTGCTGCTCCGCAACTAAACCACGAAATAACTCTTTTATCACTCATAGTGTGTCCTTAATTTCTAACATTCGTCCAGTTTGCCCATTATACAACAATGCACCGCAGTTGCCTGTATATCCGCTAAAACGGTTCTTGAGAACCCGCACAGATGTGGTATTGCGTTCAATCATATCTTGTGCTTGTCCATTACGCTCTAAACCAATCACAATATCCGACAGTTGTGCAATCGCACCTGAGCCACGCAGTTGTGCCAGCGATGTTGCAGCGCCTTCTTCGTGTCCTTTGCTTTCAGGTCGTTTCAGGTGGCTGACACAGATAAGGCTAATCCCTGTTTCCTGTACCAGCATACGCAGCTTAGTCATTATAGAGTCCAGTGCCTTGCGTTCATCACCCACATCACCGCCACTAACGATAATGCTAAGGTGGTCAAGAAACACATAACCACAGCCAAGCCCTTTTGCCATGTAGCGCACTCGATTGACAATATTTTCCAAAGAAGTGCTACCAAAATGGTCAAACAGGTAAACACGGTCACTTCCCAAAGTTCTATCAAAAGCATCTTTCAGTTCCTCCGGTGTTACTTCTACATCAGGTAAATGGATTGGTTTGTTTACAGCAAGCGACATGAGAGAACGAGCTGTCTTACGCACTCCTTCTTCAAGAAACATAAGTCCGATGTTGTCATTGGTTTTGTTAAGGATATGCCATACGATTTCCCGTAAAAATTGAGACTTACCCAGTCCGCTTCCCGCAGTGACCATGACAAGCTCGCCCTTGCGGATACCGTATGTAAGTTTATTAAGTTCCTCGTACGGATAGTCGCAATCAGCCTTTTCAATAGGCGCTGATACCATATCCCAGAGGGTGTTGCCTTGAATAATTCCATCAGGTATATAAGACTCAGCACCCCACCAAGCATCAATAAATTCCTTGCCAGAATTATCTTTAAGATAGTCACACGCATCTTTGTATCCTTTCTTATGCTTCATTACCTTCACTTTTCCGCCAAAGAGTTCAGCGACAGCCTGTGATGCCTTCTGTCCTGCTTCATCGGCATCGAATGACAGCACAATATTCTCGAACGAGTCAATCCATTCGTACTGTGCCTTACAGTCCTTCAAAGCGGCACTAGCACCATTGCGAATACTAACGCATGGATACTTACTGCCTTGCATCTGATACGCCGCCATAGCGTCTAGTTCGCCTTCGCAGATAGTCAAGTAGCGACCAGCCTTGGCAAAAAGTTGTTGTCCGAACAGCGTAGCGTTGTTAAAGTCACCCGCAATACTGAACTGCTTGTTAGCCACATCACGAGTCTTAACTGCCGCTAGTGTGCCATCAGCATCATAGAATGGGTAATAGTGCTTACCAGTCGATTGTTTAACCCCGTAGGTCAGGCAAGTAGTCGAAGTAATACCACGGTCAGAGATACTAGAATTAGTAGCAGAGTCATAAAATTGAATGTCCTTAGTCATTGGTTTAACTGCCTTCATTGTTGTTGTTTCGCCAGTAGCACTGGTGTAGGTTTCACACTTAAAGCAATGGGTGTGTCCATCGTCATAGAGCGCATTGGCATTTGAACTGCCGCAATTCTCACACGGTAAGTGCTTAACGAATTTAGATTGATTCATTAAAACTGTTCCCCATCACCTATTTCAATATCTTGCACTTCGCCTTCTTTGTGTATATCTTCAATGCTCATGTTCTCAGCCATCACATAGCAATCAAAGCGACTATCGCCGTAAGTAGTGACTTTGTATGTCACCGTAACTGTAAATGTCATATCCACTTCTTTTGGTGCTGTTCTCATTTCTCACTCGCTTTCTTTAGTATTGCTTTAGCAAATAAAACATTCCAATTCTTATCTGGGGTGCAAGTTAAATTATTGGCTATTGCTTTTATTTCCTCATCACTTAACTCTCTTGGTGAGGTGTAAAGTGGAATATTTATTTCCGAAAATTTGCTTTCTTTAGACTGAAGTGATTTTCCGTTATCCACATCTATAATCATCCATGCAACAGGCTTCATTTTTCACTCGCTTTCTTAAATGCTTCTTTCCAACGGATTAATTGCTCTTTCTTCCACTCATCACGCAGTTCATAATTGAATCGCAATACGCCTTCATCTGTTTCGCAGTAGTAATCAAACGCTTTATTGAGTTCCTCATCACTTAACTCTTTTATTTGTGGTGTGGTGTAGAGTGGAAAATCATCTTTGTTGTAATGTGGTGTTCCTTCGCTTGGGACAGCCATTACATGACCATCTACAACACTTTCCCAGTAGAACCTACCAGCAACTTCTTCACCTTTCTCCAACTCCGCTATGCGGTCTGCTTGTTGGCGAAGCATAATTGATGATTGCTCCAGCATTTCATAATCAACACCTAAAGCATTATTCAATTTATATGCTAATTCGTATGCGTTCATTTCTCATTCGCTTTCTTTAGTTTATTTTCTATCCAAGTGCAAAACTTATCGCCAAGTTTGTAAACCCATCCATCTTTGTCAAAGTATTTAAGCGTATGACGAACTTCAATCAATTCTTTTCGTAATTCGTATTCGTCTTGTTTCATTTCTCACTCGCTTTCTTTAGTATTAACTGTGCAAAATCAAAATATTGACTGCAAAAATGTTCTCGACCTTCAGTAGCCTCTTCCCAACATTCTTTCATTTCCCATTCTGTTAGTGTCTTTGCTGGTGGTGTGTTTAAAAATTTAGCAAGGCAATCATTAAACCCTCTGTTATAAAAATACAACTGGTCGTTGTTCATATCATTCTCCATTTACTAACACAACCCCATGACGAACCCGCCAAGGGTATTCTGATTCTACATAAAAACACCGTGAAACACCATCTTTAACACTAAGCCAACCATGCCAGTACGAATGACCCTTTTGATAACTACCGCAGACGGTATGCTCTAGTTCCCATTTAGCGGCTTTGTAGCCCCCGTAAGCCGAGATAAGGGCTACCCCTAGCACGACTAAAACAAACAGTTCCCAAGGCGTTTTAGAGCCTCTGTAAAGCCATCTATCTTTGTTGGTTTCGGTAGTGTTTTTATCCACAATGATTTATCCATTTCAATATACTGCTCTGCTTCATCGCGGGTATAAAACCGCCTTACTAACCCGCCCCATTCGTCCCTTACTTCGTACCGAAGATTAGACATTAGTCACCTCGTACAACATTGCATTGGCTTTAGCCGCAATCATCTCATCTAAGTCGTTGATTACATTGGCATAACCGTATTCATCGACCAAATCTGCCATATCCGACAGAACAAAATGGTAGTGTGCTTCATCGTGCTTGTTCATAAAAACCCTTTCAATTAAAGACAATTTAGATTAGTCATTGACAATCAAAAAGTCAATGCTTACGACAAAAAATAAAAGACTTGACACAATTTCTTAACTTTCGTATAATGATTTACGACATCACTCTATCTTTAGATTGCTTCTCGATGTGATTAAAAACTATTAAAACCTTACAGCCCTGATACTATATAGACTATATAGGCGATTGCATCAGCGCTCATTCCAGTAATCCTCCATGTTTTCGTCGCAATCGTCATTGCTGAAATCATCTATATTGTCTAGCAATGATTCAAGGTTTCCCGTATCTGAATCACTTAATAGGTCATTCCTGACCTGTACTGGGATATAGGCATCAACAGTACGCAAACACGTACCGCACATCTCCAAAAATTGCTTAGTGATAGCGTGGCGCATAGTTGATTCAAAATCATTTAATGCTGTGTTGCAACATTGGCATCTCATAATTTCACCTTTACCCATGTGCTGTCTTTAGTAATCATGCGTTTAGCAGACAGTAAACTATATGTTCTAGTCCATAGAGTGTTATTGGGTAAACAAACTTCATAGCTGTTATTTTCAGGATGGTGATGAATTAGCCATTCCTTGTATTTAATCGTATTCATTTTAAAGCCTTTCTAAGCCGTTTTAAGGCATTGGTAATAGGTAGGTATTAACTTCAATCAAAGTCGGCTAAAACAGCACTCTAAAGCCCTGCTATGTAGTCAAACAACCATAGCAGGGATTGAGTATAGACTAAAAAGCCAGTCAGCACCCATAAAACAGTATTTAGGTGCATATAATTACTTTCCCATCGCTACACACGCTACACACGGTCATAGTCCCGTCAGGTGCAATGATGGTGATTGGTTTACACCCTGCCATAGCATTGCCAGTAAGCAATACCATCACAGACAATAGGGTTAATAGTGTTTTCATTGTGTGACCTCGATTAGTTCGTAATCCATTATCTGTTCGCCTGTTTCTAATTGTTCCTCGATTGCTCTATAAACAAAATCATCTTGGTATAGACAATCTTCCTTGAGTTCAATCTCTACCATAATCTTATAAGTTTTCATTGTTCGTATTCCTCTTTTGCTGGTTCAAATTTAGGACATTCGTTCGGGGTTGTGTCTTCCCATCCGCCTATCACAATGTCATAACAATCGGCTTCGGTTGTATCGTCTGTCTTTTCGTATGCTTCCTCTAGTGAGTCCGCTTCGATTTCATAATAGTGATACACGGGTTGTATAAATTGAAATTTCATTCTGTTGTTTCCTTCATTGTTAAGTTAATAAGGTCGAGCCATAGCGCGTAGATGCCTTCATCGCTCATGGTCTCGAATACTTCTAAGCGGTCAGGATGCCATGAACCCATTGCTACTATATCTTGAATCATAAACAATCTACTCTGTGTCATTCTTCCATCTCCTCATCAAATCCGTTTAACTGGTCGCACATATCTTGCATGCAACATAGGCAAGTAGGACAAAACGCTACGGGTAAGATACCAAAATCGCCCTTAATCCCGCCCTCATCCTCTAATGAAAATTCATAAGAGCAAACATTGCATTTATCTAATTTCATTCTACATCCTCTATTCTGTCAATTTGCCAATCGCCTTCATAGTCTTGATTGATGGTGTAAGCATTGCAATCAATACTGTACGTTTTATCCCATGCGTCTTCCTTAGATTCAGCCTGAACATCGTGGAACACCTCAACGACATAAGTCGCATATATTCGATATGTTTTCATCATAATCCTCCTGTGACTGTGACATAAATACAAAGCGGGATGGTGATAGAGATTACCCCGAGAACTAAACCTAGTATAAATTGTGTCATGATTAAGCCTCCGGATGATTGTTTTCAAAGCATGATTGCGCCAAGTCAATCAAAATTTGACCCTCTGCAACGGTTAATCCCCTATGCTCTGCAAATACCTCAACCGTCAGGTAATTATTGACCCAATCGGTGTACTCTTTGAATAATTGTTCTCTCATAATCATTTTTAGCCCCTTAAAAGTTTAAATATATAACTGTTTCATCGGTGTAGCCAATAACTACCGTTTCATTGTTTAGGTAGTCAATAACGGCTTGCGGCATTTCATCAGGAATCGAAAATTCTTCATCCGATAAGTCATAATCTTTGACCACTTCAGCATAAGTTGATTCAGTGAAATCACAGCATAACGCAATAACGTCCAATTCCTGTTGTTCCCCTGTTTCGCTTTCCTGTTGTTCAATCCAATCAAACAACAATACAAGCCCTTCATAACTGAAATTATTGGGGCGAATAGCCATAAATGCGTCTGTGAATTGTGATAAACCGATTGTCTGTTTCATAATAAGCCCCTTATTAGATTGCGACATTGTTTAGATAGGTAACACCCTTGCGCGTTGCTACATTCGCGCCCAAGGCACGCAAGCGCGATTTAGTGGTATTGGTACTCCAACGGGCTAAAGTGTTGCGATTGACCGCCAACGGTGCTTTTTCATCGTGCCAATACTCCGCAATCAGATTGCCATGCAAATAGATTTCAGAGCGTGAGCCGTGAGGATTGCCGCTTTCATTGGCGGAGATATAAAACACCGCCGTATTGTTGTTCATCCACTTATCAATCTTAGCGTGGACGGCGTGTAGCATTTGTTGTTCAATTTTTCTCATTTGTAATTCTCCAAAGTTAGGATAAAGCGTTAATGTTTACTACTGTAAACAGTTTATCCCTATCGCTAACGCTATGCAATAGGGACAAACCCTTATTTGCCTTGCTGAATGTTGTTTTCTGTACGGTAGTCAATTTGGTGCTTAACTCTGCCTTTTATTTGGCGGTCAGTATAGCCTTGATAGTTTACTTTGAACCAGTCACTATCCGACCTAGCCGTGGCAATGCAACCAGCGTGATTGTAATCAAGTGTTACGAAATACTCTTTATGTTCAAAATGTCGCATGATTGTCTATTCCTTTTATCTACTGTTTATAAATACTACAATTACAGTTTGCCAACATTGTTTAACATTGTCTAATTGTATTTTCTAATTGATTTGGCATTGTCGATAGTGTTTAGCTAAGTACTGTATTGACTGGTATAGGTTAGTGGTGACTAACTTAGTGGGTGCTATAGGGTGCAACATCGCCATATACACTTCCTATTCCATAATGTGGAACAGTCCAATACAGTTTCACAATGTGATACAGTCCAGTATAGATTTCATCATGTGGTATAGGTCTGTATCATTCCACATAGTGGTATAGACCAGTATAGATTTCACAATGTGATACTGTTGTGCCAATACAACACTGTGGTATAGAAACAACGGTATAGATTGACATAGGGGGGAGGGGGTGTTGTTGTTGTGTTAATGTTGCTGTAGGCGCCTTAGCATACAAAAAGGTAAAATAGACTATATTGCACTGCAATGTAAGTCTCTGAAAGAAAAGAGTAAAATAGACGGTATTGTCTGTATTGGAAAATGCTCACTCCGTAGGAGGTCTGCGGAGACCTGTATTGCTGTCATAGCCCCGCTGTAAAGCGTGCAGTCGTAGACGCAGTAAGTTCACAAGAATCTTACTGTGACCACTATAGTAGCAAGGTCAATAAAATAATCCTTGACAAATCTCTGAAAATGTGCTATCATCGCCTTACAAGTTCAAAGCACACTATAACGGAATCAGGTCAGTCCCCTACGGGCGGAGTATTATAGCCCACAATGAAAAGGGGAATAAAAAGACGATAGTCATTCCCCTTATCGATAGCGAGAAACAATCTACCGATAGCGCTCTATAGTATTAGTAGGACTCTTTAAATTTTTGTCTTCCTTAAAGGATAAAAGACTTCATGTCGGAAATTGAAAAACAATTAGAATCTGCGCTACCGGAAGGTGATGTCGTCAAGCATAAGCGACCCAAGATTAAACGACGTGAAGTAGTAAATGGTAAACCCAAGTTAGGTCGTCCCACCAAGGCGGCTATCGCCAAGAAGAAGAATCCCGGGGTGCTGGGTAGACCTCCCGGCGATGCGGCTAGGATTGCAGAATTTAAAGCAAGGTTACTAGCTACGGCTGGTGACAGTGTGATTACCAAGATTATTGAGACAGCACTTGCTGACGGTCATCCTGCTCAGGGTGCGATGCTCAAGTTCTGTGGCGAGAGACTTTTACCACTGTCTAGCTTTGAAGCTAAGAGTGGTGGCGGAAGTCCTCAAATCAGTATCAACATAACAGGCATTAACAACCCAAGTATAGAAGCAAGCGAAGTAATTGAGAATGATGTGACTGACGTAGTTATCAGGGACATCGATGAGTGAGTTAACATTCGCTCTGTTGCAATGGCAACAAAAAGTATTTAAAGACACTACACGATTCAAGGTTATTGCTGCTGGTCGTCGCTGTGGTAAATCAAGGCTGTCTGCGATAACCCTACTGATTGAAGGGCTTAATTGTCCTGAAGGTTCTAGCGTGATGTATGTTGCACCAACGCTAGGACAAGCAAGAACGATTATGTGGGACTTGTTAATGGATTTAGGTAGACCTGTAATCAAGTCTGCTCACATTAACAACTTAGAGATTACCTTGGTTAACGGCAGGAAAATCCTCATTCGAGGCGCTGACAACCAAGACTCACTTCGTGGTGTGTCCTTGTCGTATTTGGTAATGGACGAAGTAGCGTTTATTAAAGCAGAGATTTGGGAACGAGTATTACGAGCTGCGCTGTCGGATAAAAAAGGTAGAGCAATGTTTATTTCTACCCCTTCTGGTCGTAACCACTTCTATGAGTGGTTTCAGCTAGGACAGTCAGGAACGGATGAAGATTGGAAGTCGTGGCACTTTACCACCGCGGACAATGAAACGATTGACCCAAAAGAGATTGAGGCTGCAAAGCGAACACTGAGTTCCTTTGCGTTTAACCAAGAGTATTTGTCTTCCTTTAACAACGCTGGCTCAGGACTCTTTAAAGAAGAATGGATTAAGTTCGGTGAAGAACCCAAAGATGGTTCATGGTACATCGCAGTAGACTGCGCTGGTTTTGATGAGATTGGTAAGAAGAATACCAATAAACGATTAGATAAAACCGCTATTGCGTGTGTAAAGGTAGATAACAGTAATGTGTGGTTTGTGGACAAAATTGAAACAGGGCGTTGGTCAACTGAAGACACAGCACTGCGAATACTTAAAAACATCCAAGAGTATCAGCCGCTGGCAGTAGGGATTGAGCGTGGTATCGCAAAGCAAGCGATTATGAGTCCACTGATGGACGCTATGCGAAGACTGAACTGTTACGCTCACATTGAAGAATTGACGCACGGCAACAAAAAGAAAGTAGATAGGGTAACGTGGGCGCTGCAGGGCAACCTAGAGCATGGCAGGATTGTCCTAAACGCCGAAGGTGATTTTGATTTGTTTGTCGATGAACTCCTAATGTTCCCCACACAGGGAGTACACGATGACACGGTGGATGCGTTAGCGTACATCGAGCAGTTAGTCCGCCCCAACTTCGATGCTGACGATGGTGGTGATGAGTGGGAAACTTTAGATGTAATTAGTGGTTACTAATAGGAAGAAAAATGGCTGAAATGAAAGATAGCAACGAAGGCGTACAATTTGAAGAACCTTCTGAGGCTGACAAAGAGTTAGCAGCGTTCGTTGTACAACACTGTGACCGCTGGCGTGATAGCCGTGACGAGAATTACTTAGAAGATTGGAAGGAATACGAACGTATCTTCCGTGGTGTTTGGGCTTCTGAAGACCGTACTCGTGAGTCTGAGCGCAGTCGCTTAATCAGTCCCGCAACGCAGCAAGCAGTGGAGACTCGCCACGCTGAGATTATGGAAGCCATCTTCGGTAACGGAGAGTTCTTCGACATCAAAGACGACATTATGGACTACAACGGTAATCCAATGGATGTCCAAGCAATCCGTGCATTGCTGATGGAAGACTTAACTGCGAACAAGATTCGTAAGTCGGTAGACCAGATTGAACTGATGGCAGAGATTTATGGTACTGGTATCGGTGAGATTATGGTTAAGACCGAGACAGAGTATGTTCCGTCTACTCAGCCGATTCCGGGCAGTACGCAAGCTGCGTATGGAGTTACCGAAAAAGAATACTTCTGCGTTAAGATTAACCCAGTCAACCCTAAGAACTTCCTGATTGACCCTAACGCTACCTCGATTGAGGATGCAATGGGTGTTGCGGTTGAGAAGTTTGTCTCTATCCACAAAGTGGTAGAAGGTATGGAAAGAGGTATCTATCGCAAGGTAGACATCGGACCTGCTGGCAACGATGACGACTTAGAAGTAACTCAAGAAGTAGTCCAGTATCAAGATGACAAGGTTAAACTCCTCACATACTACGGATTAGTCCCGAGAGAGTACCTAGAACAGCTTGAGAACGACGGAGACGAGGTAGTTGACCTGTTCCCTGAGTCGAGCACTGCAGACACCTACAGCGACCTCGTAGAGGCTATTGTGGTGATTGCTAATGATGGTCTTCTCCTCAAGGCAGAGCGTAACCCCTACATGATGAAAGACCGTCCTGTAGTCGCTTACCAAGATGATACTGTTCCTAACCGCTTCTGGGGTCGTGGCACAGTCGAAAAAGCATACAATATGCAAAAGGCGATTGATGCACAGCTTCGCAGCCACTTAGACAGCTTGGCATTGACCACTGCTCCGATGATTGCAATGGATGCTACTCGTCTGCCTCGTGGCGCTAAGTTTGAAGTTCGTCCCGGCAAAGCAATCCTCACCAATGGTAATCCTGCTGAGATTATGATGCCATTCAAGTTTGGACAAACCAGCCCTGAGTCTGCTGCTACCGCACGAGACTTTGAGCGTATGCTCCTAATGGCAACCGGTACTTTAGATAGCCAAGGCATGGTTACACAAGCAACTCGTGATTCTTCGGGTGCTGGTATGTCGATGGCTGTTTCAGGCATTATCAAGAAGTACAAGCGTACCCTGACCAACTTCCAAGAAGACTTCATGGTCCCATTGATTAAGAAGGTTGCGTTCCGTTATATGCAATTTGACCCAGAGCGTTATCCTTCTGTAGACATGAAGTTCATTCCTACCGCTACGCTTGGTATCATGGCTCGTGAATACGAACAGCAACAGCTTATTGGCTTGTTACAGACTCTTGGACCTGATACTCCTGTATTGCCAATCATCCTAAAAGGCATCATCGCTAACTCCAGCCTGTCTAATCGTGCTGAGATGGAGCAAGCCTTGACACAGATGAGTCAACCTAACCCTGAAGCACAGCAACAACAGCAGATGGCAGTGCAGATGCAGATGGAACAGGCTCAAGCAACGACCCAGTCGCTCCAAGCCCGTGCAATGCGTGACCAAGCCGAAGCTCAAAAGACCGTAGTTGAGACCCAATTACTGCCTGAAGAACTCAAAGCCAAGGTCATTAGTTCACTTTCTACCAACATTGATGGTCAAAACCAAGACAATGAGTTTGAAAAGCGGGCAAGAATCGCTGACTTAATGCTCAAAGAAAAGGACATTGACAACAAAGGTAAGATTGTTGAACTGCAGATGCAGAAATCACGACAAAAGTAAAGAAAACTATTGACTTTTTTCTCAACTTGTGTTATCATGTGAAAAATAAGTAAGTAAGTACTCACTTCTCCTAAAAGGACAAAGAAGAATGATAGATAAGAAACTACAAGAATACTACGAGAGTAGATTCTCAATGATGTCAACGCAAGGTTGGCAAGATTTAGTGGAAGATGCACAAAATATGTTCAATTCGTTGAACCATGTGCTATCAATCCAGAGTGAAGCGGATTTAATGGTAAAGAAGGGACAACTGGACTTGCTTCAGTGGCTCATTACCCTTAAACCTGCTTCAGAACAGGCTTACGAGCAGCTCATGTCGGGAGACTCAGCAGATGGCTCGTAGAATGTACGACTTTAAATGTAGTCAAGAACATATTACAGAAGGTTTTGTTGATTATGAGACAACAACAATCTCCTGTAGTTGTGGGAATGTAGCTAATCGAATTATCTCTCCTGTAAGGGTGAGTTTAGATGGCACAGACCCAATCTACGTGGCTGCCTACGATAGATGGGCAAAAAGGCACGAAGATAAGCAGAAGCAAGAAGCAAAGCAAAACGCCTAAGATACCTTTATCGGGAGATAAAGCCTTAGATTACAAATCCTAAAATCACTTGATTCGGTGACAGGAGACTTTAAATGGCAGCAAACTTTATTCAAGAAGACGAACTGTTTAACGGCAGTGAGCAAGAAGAAGTACAAGACGTTACAACCCCAGTACCCGACAGCACTACTGTAGACAATACTGAAGCGGTTGATGTCAAAGAACCCGTAGAAGAATTACCAGAGAAGTATCGTGGTAAGTCTGCTATTGAGATTGCTAAGATGCACCAAGAGGCTGAAAAGCTCATTGGACGACAAGCAAATGAGGTTCACGAAGTACGAAGTCTTGCAGACCAGCTATTAAAACAACAACTCGACTCGAGGGCTAAGGAAGCGAAGCCTATTGAAGAATCGCTCGAAGACGACTTTTTTGCAGACCCGGCTAGTGCGGTCAACAGACAAGTAGAGAAGCATCCTGCAGTTCTTGAAGCAAGACAAGCAGCGTTAGAAATGAAGCGCATGAAGACAGCTCAACAGTTGTCCTCAAAGCACCCAGACTTTGCAACCATCGCACAAGATGCAGGGTTTCAAGACTGGGTTAAATCTTCAGCTATTCGCTTAAACTTGTTTGCTCGTGCAGACGCTGAATTTGACTTTGAATCTGCTGATGAATTGCTTAGTACCTACAAGGAACTAAAGCAAATCAAACAACAGAACCAAAATGTCCAATCAGCTAATGTAGAAAGCAAAGCTCAAGAACAGGCAATGAAGGCAGCTACAGTCGATGTTGGTGGTGCTGGTGAAACCAGTCGAAAAGTATATCGTAGAGCAGACCTTATTAAACTGAGAATGACCGACCCTGACAGGTATATGCAACTCTCTGACGAGATTATGCAAGCATACGCTGAGGGGAGAGTTAAGTAATTTTAGAATTTCTAATTAAAGGAAAAATATCATGGCATTAGTAGGCGCAGCATACCCCGGCGGTAGTACATCTATCGTCAACAAAACAAACGCAGACAAGTTCATTCCAGAAATCTGGTCTGATGAAGTTATCGCTGCTTACAAGAAAAACCTAGTATTGGCTAACCTTGTTCGCAAAATGTCTTTCAAAGGCAAAAAAGGCGATACACTGCACATCCCTAAACCAACTCGTGGCGTTGCAAGCCTCAAGGCTGCAAACACAGCGGTAACGGTTCAAGCTGATACCGAAAGTGAAGTACAGCTTTTAATCAACCGTCATTTCGAGTACTCACGTTTCATCGAGGACATCGTCGAAGTTCAAGCATTGTCGTCACTCCGTTCTTTCTACACGGAAGATGCTGGTTACGCTTTGGCTAAACAAGTTGATGACGACCTCATCGCCTTGGGTAAGTCTTTCGGCGACGGCGACGCTTCTGATTGGGTACACAGCAATGCGTACTTTATCGACGCAACTACAGGTTTGACACTGTACGCTCTCGACACTGTAACCACCTCTGACTTGTTCACTGACGCTGGTTTCCGTAAGCTCATCCAGTTGATGGACGACGCTGACGTACC